CTTTTCCCGGTTACGGTATCGACCAGTTATATGAGGATTCCGATCAGAACAAATGGCAGATACCTTGCAGTGCATGTGGAAGGTATACCTGTCTGTCCGATTCGTGGGAGAAGGCAATTATCAAGATTAACGGCAGGTGGTTCCGGTCATGTACTTATTGCCAGAACGAGATATTCGTTGCAGATGGTGGCTGGAAACCGGATTATGCCGACAGGTACGAAGGTGGTGTGTGGATTGACGGATGGTTGTCGCCCATGGCCGACCTTGAAGGGTATATGAGAAGGTTCCATAAAGCCGAAGGTGTGGCCTTATCTGAGTTTATGCGTTCCATAATCGGGCAGGCTGCAAGTGAGAAGGAAATGCAGTTGACTCGCGAAGACGTGATAGGCCGATGCAATCCATCGTACGCCTCGCAGGTATATTCAAGTGGCGAGACTTCGATGGGCATAGATGTCGGCAAGACTCTTCACTGTATAGTAGGTAACAGAACAGGCAGGGAAACATACGAGATACTTCAAGCGGCAAGGGTAACATTAGATGTTGGCTTTGATGGTGTTCTTGATATTGTCAAGAAGATGACAGTAAAGAACTGCGTAGTAGATTCTTTGCCGGATACCCATGCAGTAAGGACGTTCCAGAAAAATGCACGAAAACTCGGTTGCAGAGTTACCTTATGCCAGTATTCCGAACAGATGCCGGGCAATCCCAGTTGGACAAAAGACGGAATGGTCAAAGTCAACCGTAACGAATGGTGCGATAAGGTGAATGAAGTATTTATAAACGGTAAGATTGCTTTACCGCGCCAGTCGGCGGAGATTGAAGAAGTCGCAAAGGAAATGACAAAGACGGCAAAGACGCTTATCCCTCATCCTGAAACGGGAATAATGAAACCCCGCTGGATCAAACTTTCAGGAGAGGATCATTATTATCATACAATGCTCTACTTCCTTCTGGCGGCGTCGAGGACTTCACCGAAAAGAAATGTAACAGAACGAAAGAATACAAATATAACGACTCAACGCTCGAACTCCGGACGACGTGTTCGGAGACGAGCGGGATAACAGAAAGGCCAGTTGAATAGGCCGAAAACGCACGCCAGAGATGGCGGCAGAAAAGGAGCCAATTATGGCTACACACACAGCATTTGTAAGAAAAGAGGGAGTTGACAACGATTCCATTGTACTTAACAACAAAGGGCAGTTATCAATCGGATCAACGTTCTATAATGCTAATGCAGCTTATGGTACAATTTATTATGTGAACGCACAGAGCGGCACGGCAGGGGGTAACGGACTGACACCGGACGCGGCAATGCTGACTGTAGAGCAGGCAATTACCGCAAGTAACCTTGTGGTGGGATCGTATGACATGAATACGATTTATGTCAACGCCGGAACCTATGCTGAGACGTTGACGGCATTGCCGAGAAACGCGAATGTTATTGGTATTGGCGCTAAGGTGAGGATTTCAGGGGTGTGTACGTTTGTTGGTGCACAGCAAAACGGTCACTTCTGGAACATCCAGTTCAGACAGGACACTGCTGCACCGCACGTAACCATACCGAGCACTTGTTATAATATAGGTTTCCACGGCTGTACCTTTGAAAATTCGGGTGGGAGTGTCACTCATGGACTGTCTATCGGGGCAGTTCACGATCTTATGATTGAAGATTGCCGCTTTTTCGGTGGCCCTGCTTTCCCGATAGGAATTGAGATTACTGGTTATTGTATCCGTGGCGTTATACAAAACAATAAGATTTGTGCGACTACGGACGGTATTCTTATTGCTGATAATGTTGACGGGTATCAGAATTTGATTTACCACAACATACTCGACAGAGAAAATTGGGACCCGAACAGTTCTTCGGAAATGACTTATGGTATCAGAGAGGTCAGGACGGACGGACATAGCGGTTGGATGATGGTTCGTAATTTCATCGCTGCCGCTGATGCTATATATCATGGAACGGTTGACAATGACTCGCAGAATATGTGCATAGCGAACTCTATCGTTCAATCTGGAACTGGGGTAATGCAAGACCCGCTTACCTAACATACGAGAGGATACGATTATGGCGGCACCAACAATTGATAATATAATGTTGCCCACCCACACCATACTGGTATTGCCGGATGCCCCGGATGCAACAACAGGGGTAGTATTCAGGCGGTCGAAAATGGGTGGCGGCAGGTTTCAAGGTATGAACGGTTCTGCGGTTCCAATACCGGAATCTTCTCATGTTTTGTTTGTAAAGGAAATGGCAACCGAAGTTAATGTGAATGGCGTTGAATATCTCGCCATGTACGAACGCGCGATTGTCGGACTAATTAAAGACTAATTAAGGACTAATAGAGTGGCAAAGAAAAAAGAAACAGCAAAACTTACAGTAAAGCGTCCTTCAAAGGTTCCTGCAAAATCACATTGCACCTACACGCCGGGCGCGGGAGAAAAGGCCGCACATAATGGCCGAAAGGCTTGTACGGCGATGTTTACCGCCAAGGACTTTAACGAACAGAATTATCGCGACTGTCCTGTTTGCGGTAATACAGATTGCGTAGTGTCCGATGAGTAGTCTACTTGGTGCAGCTAAACAGCGAACACAAAAAGACCCTGAACCTGTTGAGAATATCCAGCAGATAAAGGTTGACGCGACGGAGGCTGCGCGCAGAAGAAAGCGCAGTCTCTCCGGGCAAGGCAGGCGGTCAACGCAACTTGCAGGTTTACAGAACGTATTACAACAGGGTTTGAAAAGGCGATTAGGCGAATGAGTACGAAAGTAGAACAAATTCTGGAACGGTACGAAGCGGCCAAAAAGATCAGGGAAGAATCCAATAGTATCCTTGAAGAGATCGGTCGTTATGTATGGCCGAATTCCCGCGACATGGAACAGGCAATCAACCAACCTCCGGGTCAGGTGCGGACTCTTGATGTTATGGACTCTACAGCAAGAACAGCAGCGCACCGAATGACTGCCGGACTCTTTTCGTTCATTATGCCTGCCGGACAGGATTTGACATGGTTTGAATATGAGGCCCAGAGTGCAGAAGATCGTGAGAACGACGATATTCGTACATGGTTGTCCAATTCCACGGACGCCGTACACTCTGAGCTTCTACGTTCAAACTTCCAGCGTGCTATGTTTATGACATTAAAATCAATGGTAGTGTTTGGCACTGGATGTATCGCTCTTACTCTTGCCAGAAATAAGAAGGATTTGTTCTTTCGCAACTATCATATTGGCGATATCTTCTTCGAGGAAAACGACTGGGGCCAGTTGGATGTTGTTTTTCGCAGGATAAGATACACTAATCGTCAGGCTGTGCAGAAGTTCGGCATCAAGAAGGTCAGTGAAAAAGTCAGAAAAGAATACGAAGCGAAAAAGTTTAATACGAAACATGAATATGTCCATGCCGTATTCCCGCGTGACGATGTAAAGCCTGAAAAGGTTGACGCTTCCGGTATGCCGTTCGAGTCTATTTATATCGAAGTTGAAAGCAAGATTGCCGTAGACGAAGGCGGCTTCAAGAGACAGGTCTATCTTATCGGCAGACTTGAACTGGCACCCAATGAATTGCTCGGCAGAGGACCGGCCCACGACTTATTACCTGAGATACGTATGCTCAATGATATGCGAGCTACCTATATTGAAGGTGCGGAGTCGGCTCACACACCGCCGCTATTGGCCGAAGATGATTCTATTGTAGGTCAGCCGGTTACGGGTCCACAGGGAGTTCTTTATTACAGGCAGGGTTCCCCAATCCCTGTGCCATTGAAGACAGGTTTCGATGCGATTGGATTAGGCGTTGATATCGAGAAGCAACGGTTAATAATAAAAGACGGTTACTTTAATGACCTGTTCGATGCACTGGAGAATATCAGGAATATATCTTCTGCTACCGAAGCTGAAATAAGACAGGCTGGCAAGTTGGTTATCGTCGCTCCTATGGTTGCCGGTCAGCAGAAAGAATTATTCGATCCGCTGGCAGTACAATCGTTACAGTTATTGTCACAAAAAGGCGGCAAGGAAGCTATTAAACCGGCACCGGACGATTTTGAGTTTGATATTGTGTATCAAGGCAGATTAGCAAAGGCAATGTCTCAATTACAATCAAACGCTATTGAATTGTGGCTTGGCAAATGGACTGCTTTGGAAGAAATATGGCCGGTAAGTGATAATGTTGATATGGACGAAGCAGCAAGACTCACGGCTAATAACAGTGGTGTGCCGGGGCAGGTAATGCGTTCAATAAAAGATCGTGAAGCTATGAGAAAAGAGCGCAAGGCAAAACAGGACATGGCGGAAGGTGCCGAGATCGGTGCGACAGCAGCGAAAGCAATAAAGGATGTGAGTGGTGCAGTAGACCCAACAAGTGTGGTGGCCCAATTATGAAACAACAATACCAAACATCTATAGAAGAAAATCAAGATGCTGCGGACGATATGGCGCTAAAGTTTCAGCACTTGTTTGCGTCTGCCAACGGGATAAAGGTTCTTGGTCATCTAAAGTACCTGTGCCGACAGGACAAGAGCAGTGTTACAGTGCAATGTCCGGATGCGTTACAAACGATGTTTTATGAAGGAAAGCGTTCTATATGGTTAAAGATTGATAATATGTTGAAACGAAAGGTAGAGAAGAATGAGTGACTGGGTAAATGGAGATGGAAGTTTCGGTGATATGGCCGGTGCGCCGGAGAGTGTCAGTACGTTGGCGAGCAGTAAGGGATTCAAGAGCGTAGAGGCATTGGCGGAAGGTTACCAAAAAGAAGCGGCATTCAAAGGAACAATGCGGCAGGAGTTGAATCTGCCCGAAACTCTTACCGATGATATGGTCGGCAGGATGCACACTATACTCGGCAGACCAGATACTCCTGACGGATACGATTTCGGCGATACAGGCAAGACATTCAAACCGGAAGTATTAAGTGGCATCAAAGGATTGGCTCATGCACAAGGATTGAATCCTGCACAGGCAACAGCCGTAGTCAACCAGATACTTGAGATGGCCAATGTGGAGGTCGCAAGCGAAGAAGCTGCAACTGCTGCGGTAGAGACAGCGTTGAGGGAAAAACACGGTGACAAGTATGATGCGTACATGAAAGAAGCCTTTGATGTTTCTGAAACGCTTGGCATCACAGCAACTCTTGATAAATACGGCCTGAACAGAAACCCGGAAGTGATAGAAATGTTGCATAAAATGAGTTCTAAGCTGGGCGAGGCAACATTGCAAGCTGGCGGAGGTTCAGTCGTTGGTGCGAAAACCGTGGATGAACAGATTGAGACTCTAATAGCACAAGAAGGATTCGCAGATAAGATGCACCCCAAACACCATGATATGATGGTGGAATGGCATAATCTGTTGGCCCAGAAACATAATGTTGCTGGATGACCATTAGATTTATAGATAGCCGGATGACCGTAAGGCCCGGAAAATAGTGGTAGCCCACTTGTCCACTCGACACTAAAGAGCAGGCATGGCCCGCAAGGACGACCTTGACCGTTAAAACGTAATTAAGGTTTAACTTGTGGAGGCCAATTATGGCTACAAGACAGGGCAATATAAACGCCAATTCCGGTTATTGGGAGGAAGCGTTTTATCACGCCTACACAGCAGGGTATCGACAAATCCTGCAAGAAGAAAATGACGCCTACGGGGGTACTACAGATGTAGATGCCCTGCAAGGCGACAACAAATCGTATGACTTTGTTGGCTCTATTGAGATGACAAAGAAAGAGACGAGATTCGCAGATATCCCAGTCGAGGATATCGCTCATAACAGACGGTGGATGTTTCCGGTATGGTACGAAAAGGCCGTCTACGTGGATAACGAGGATCAGATTGCACTTCTTGCCGATCCTACAAGTGCTTACATTCAGGCGATGGGTAAGGCTATCATTCGGGTGAAAAACGATGTGATTCACGACTCATTCTTCGGTTCGGTTCGCGGTGGTGAGAATCCCGGCGACGATACTTACACCTTTGACAGCGCTGCGGTATTCGTGGTAACGTCAGAAGGTGGCCGGGTTATCGTTCACGATGCCAAACTGAATTTCGCGGTTGATGGTACTTCAACGGGTTTGACGATTGACAAGCTTATCCTGGCTCGTCAGGCGATGATTGAGTTGAAGAACAACCCCAACGAAAAGTTCCATATCGGCGTCCACCCCAAACAGTTGTCGGACCTTCTCAGGTCGGCGGAAACCCAGAGTATCGACACGGCGATTATCAGGTCGCTCATTGCCGGTACTGTCACTGAGTTTATGGGCTTCCAGTTCCATATCGATCATAACATCGTACTTGGTACGACCAACGATATGAACGGCGACACGAATGTGTTCAGGCTTCCCTGCTGGTCTAAGACTGGTATTCTCTATGCACAGCACCTCTCTCCCATGTTCCGGGTTGACTGGCTGCCTCGCAAGGGTGTCTGGCAGGTTTCGGCTAAATCCGGGCAAAATGCAATCCGTATGGACGAAGACAAGGTTTTGTTAATCGAATGTATTGATACTACGGAAGCGTAAAGAAAGGAGTAAACCATGACTACAGCAAGCTACCACGGTGTTAATTATACCGTAATGGATAATGATCCAACGCTTGTTACCCGACTGCAAGGTAATAAATGGGGTGGTCATATTCAGATTGTGAGTGACTCCTTTACTGCGACCGCTGGCGATACAGGTGGTGCCGCTTCGTTTATATATGTTGGTAAACTTCCGAAGGGTGCTATTCCGATGTTTTCCGTGATTAGCTCCCCTGCCGCTGTTACGTGGACGGGAACGTTGGGTTATTCAGGTGATCCTGATGCCCTTGGAGATTTTGCCGCATTCGGAGCCGGGTCAGTAATGCTTGGTCCATCTGCTACACAGATCGCCACGCCACTTACCACGGCTAAAGACGTTTATATAACAACTGCAACGGCGGCGTTAGTTAGTGGTGACATTGTAACTACAGTCATCGCTTACACGCAGGGCCACTAAATTTGTGAAAGGAGCAAACTATGACTACGGCCAGTTATCATGGTGTTAATTACACTGTAATGGACAACGACCCAACACTTGTTACCCGGTTACAGGGGAATAAGTGGGGCGGTCATATCCAGGTTGTAAGTGATTCGTTCACTGCTACTGCCGGTGACACCGGAACCACAGGATCGTTTATCTATGTCGGGAAGTTGCCCAAGGGCGCTATACCGATGTTCTCTGTAATTAGTTCCGACGGGGCAATTACATGGACAGGGATATTGGGTTATTCCGGCACTACTGACGCTTTAGGTGATCTCGCAGTCTTTAGTGCTGCGGGTTCGCAAGTGTTGGGACCGTCTGCTACCCAGATAGCGACACCACTGACAGCAGAGAAGGACATTTACATAACTACCGGGACCCAAACTATTGCGGATGGTGATGCGATTACTACCGTTATCGCTTATACGCAGGGTCATTAACTTTTTAGAAAGGGATAGAAATGCGAAGCAAATTACCGAAGGTGATAGCACCGGAAGTATTTATTGCCATGCCGATGGCGAAAACGCAGGCGCTCCACATAGAGACAGCGAGTTATTGCGCAATGATGAATCAGTTACCTCAAATAAAGTGGGGCCATGTGAATTCCATAAGTCCGGAGTTCTCACGGAATTCACTTATCGAGCATCATTTTCACAATGACCCGACGTGGACACATATGTTCTTTATCGACACAGACGTTGTGCCGCCGAAGGATTGTATGCGGAAACTGCTATCGGCAGGCGCGGATGTGATAACTGGTATGTACCCGTTATTTATTCGGGGCAAAGTATGTTGGGCGGCGCAGGAAGCAGGAACTACAGACTGGCTCCTGCTCTCTGACGAACTGCCGGACGAACCATACAAAATCACTGCCGCTGGTGCTGGCTGTCTTCTGGTAAGAAAGGAAGTTCTTGTCGATGTTGGGTATCCCTGGTTTGAAACTCATTATCAGGAGATATTCAAGAATGACGGCAATGGACTCAAGAACGGTGAAGATGTTGATTTCTGCATGAAGGTAGTAGAAAAGGGTTACGATATTTACGCTGAACCTTCGGTAATTTGCAAGCATTATAATCAGGTAGACATGACCGAATTTTACGGAGCATGTGAACAGCAGCTTACTTAGTTCTATTCCTTGGTAGGGCCGGGACGCTGGCCCTGCTATTTTGAGGTTGATATGGCACTAACAGCAGAAGAGGTAATATATAATCTGGCTATCGAACTGCTCGGAGGTTTTAACATAGAAGATACTCCGGTCAGTAAGGCCGACAAGCCATATAGACTTGCAAGCAATTACTATGCTCTTGCCAGGGATACTATATTAGGGCGACATAACTGGAACGAGGCTGTAACGCAGGTTATCGTATCGCAGGAAGCACCAACATCTAATCCGCTATTTGAATACAATCGGAAATATACCATACCGACAGGCAGCATGAAGATCATATCTGTTGGTAGCAGGAATGTTTACGGTGAACCGAGCCAGGGCGATATATGGCCCTGGGATGTAGTTGGTGAGTTCATTATGTCCAACGCTGACCAAATCCCTCAATTGTGGGCTACTGAAACCGATTATGTAGTTGGTGAGTATATTTCCCGCAAGATGGAAATATGGGTGGCATTAACAGATTACGTAGTTGGTCAATACGTGTCTAACAGCAGTACCACTTATGTTTGTGCTACCGCTCATACGGCAGGTGCCACGTTCGCTACGACCAACTGGACGGAAACCACTGACGAGATTACTGACAATGTTTCTTACGTGTGCGCAACAGCACATGAATCCGGTACATTCGCCGATGATCTGGAATCTGCGTATTGGACGACATCCGGTGTTAATTACAGAATTATTTACGTGACTTATATCAAACAACTGACTGACACTACTAAATGGAGTGCCCGCCTCAAGGATGCTATTGTTCATCAACTTGCGATATATATTGTCACTGCTTTACATAACGATCCGAAACAGAGACTCATTCTGGTAAACCAATTGGAACAGTTGATTCTCCCGCAGGCACGATCTGTTGATTCGCAACAAGGTAAACCAAAGAGACTATTTGCAAGTCGGTACATGCGTTCCCGTTTTCAGGGTAATGCTGGCAGACGATTTTATTAAAGGAAAGGTATTATGGGCGACACATTAAAAACCGTAATGAGTTCGTATGTGGCGGTAGAAACCACTGTTGGAACTGCCACGGAGAGTATCCCTGCAACTACCGGGTTTGTTGTGGCGCAAGGTGGGATCAGTGGTGGTTACGATTTATGGAAGTTAGACCCTGTTGAAGACGCCTCCAATGTAAATATGTTATCAATTATAGTATCTGCCACCGCCTCTAATGGCAATACTGGTACGATAGCATTTTTTGGCGCTGTTGACGGCGGGCCACCTGAGTATATCTGCACTGTCGATTATATTTTCGGTACTGCAACAAGGTCATCAGGTGTTCTCTGGGCTGACACTGCTACGGTGACATCGTACCACACTACCACAATACAGCAAGGTGGTGCGGTAGACAATGATATTAAGAGATTGAATTTTGATTTCACTGGATTCCGTTTCATCAAGGCGTATGTAACTGCGCGAAGCGGAGCGACTGCATTTAACGTCTGGGCCAGATACTTTTAATGCCACAGAAAATCATTAAAAACGCATTTAACGCCGGTGAACTGGGCGAACATCTCTCAGGCCGCCAAGACCTCGCCAAGTATTACAATGGTTGTTCGCAGTTGGTGAACTTCACACCTTTGCCGCAAGGGGGGGCGGTCAAGCGTCCGGGCTTGCAGTATATCACAACCGCCAAGGGTAAGAACAAACTCATTACGTTTGAGTTTTCCGTAACCGATACTCATATCCTTGAGTTTGGCCCCAGTTATATGAGGATATATAAGGATGGTGCGGCGGCGGTGATTACTGCTGCCAGTGTATCTAATTGGGTGGCTGCTACGGCGTATTCTGTAAACGATCAGATAGAAGACCTTACTACTGAGGCGGGTAATTATTATTACTGTTCCACTGCTCATACCTCCGGTGCCGGTGACGATATGGTTGATGCGGGCGACAGGGTGAACTGGGTCAAGATGACTGCTTCCGGCACGAATCTGATACAGGAGATATTCACACCGTATGATAATGTAACGGACTGGATTACAGGCGTAACGTATGCTACTGGTGACGAGATATACGAACCCGGCACCGCCCTGTATTATGTTTGTTCAACAACCGGAAACGGTAAGACAGCAGGAACTTTTGCTACCGACTTAGCTGCGGGTTATTGGACAGCAGCCGACCCAACCGCCACAGAATCGTTTGGTTTTCATTATGTCCAGTCCGCCGATGTTATGTATCTCGCTCATGTAGACGTGCGCCCGTACAAGCTCTCAAGGTTAGGTGATACAAGCTGGACGCTGGTGCCGATTTCGTTCACTGGTGGACCATTTATTGATTCTAACACAGACACAACTAAGACACTTACATTTACTCAGTACACTGGTGCGCATATTACAACTGATAACAGTGCCGCGTTAATAGTTGGTGCCTCCACATTCGTAGCGGACACTTTAGTTGGTTTTACTGTATACAATATCACGGACGGTTCCAGTGCTACTATTACAGCGAATACGGCGACAGGCGTTACCGGTACATTGTCAGGCGGGACTGGTGACGAATGGGATGTTGATGATGTTTACGAGATAGGCACAAGTGAGAACTTTTACCATATAACCGATGCAGTCGGCGTACTGTCCGCTACCGGCCATGACCCGTTCGTTGCGGCTTCGCACGATGGTTCCCAATGGGAATTAGTGAGTTCGCGAATTGGTGACACTTATGCAGCTATATCCGGCGAATTGTTAGATGGAACGGTGTCGAGTGAAATAGAGATATACGGCGATTTCACAGTATCTACAAGTGGTTATGACTCAACTGATATTAATACATTAACCTTGCAACGCAAAACATTACAGGGTGTATGGCAAAATGACCGGAAGTTTACGGCGGCAACAGCGTACTCCGCTATCGAGTTGGTATCTGGTGTATTTTATCGTCTGAGATATACCGGGTCCACGGCGAGCGCACAATTCAACGCCACCCTTACTGCTTCGCAGGCCACAACGCATGGAGTGGTAGAAATAATTGATGTCATAGACGAAGACGAAGCGGTGGCCAAGGTAGTCGATAAAGTATTTGTTACTCCGACGCAAAGCGATGTAGCATTTACCAATCTTAACCAGGCCGGTACCGGCATTGTGACAGTCTTGACAGCAGCGACCGTTGTTGCTGGCGATACAATAATTTTCAAAGGGATCACTAACACATTATATACTCATTTGAACATAGATACCGGAGGGTCCAACTATACGGTCATAACTGCGTCGGCGGGTGTAGATTTTACATTTTATTCTGGTGACGAAGATAATCTTGCAGCAGATGCTACCGGAGTTGGAGAGTTTTATGTATTAGGTGAAATAACAACAACGTCAGATTGGGCGGAAGGTGCGTGGTCTACAAGAACCGGGTATCCGCGTACAACAAACTTCCACGAAGACAGATTGTGGTGGGCATCTAACGATAACCAGCCACAGACTTTGTGGGGTTCCAAAACTTCCCAATACGAGAATCATACAGTGGGTGTATTTGATAATGAGGCCATCAATTTCACCCTGAATGACCGTGACGTATCACAGATACAATGGATGGTTTCTAAAACTTTGATGGCAGTTGGTACAGCCAGTAAGGAATATGTATTCGGCGCAGCCAATCCCGAAGACCCGATAACTCCAAGCGACAGGAAGGCAAAGAATCAATCGGCTTATGGCAGTAATACGATTCAGCCTGTGATTCTGGAGGATGCTGTATTTTTCCACCAGCGATCAGGCAAAAAGTTGCGGGCAATGAAATTCGACCTGAGAAACTTTGCTCTTACCGCGTCCAACGCTTCAATTCTGAATCCGGTGATAATGGAGTTGAGCGCAACAACAATGACTGCCCAGAAGATACCGGATAGTATCGTATGGATGACCCGCAGCGATGGTACTTTGCTGGGATTCACTTACGAACCGGATGAAGATGTATTGGGTTGGAGCAGGCACGTAACAGGGTCAACTCTTTTAACTCCTGTGGGGATATTCGAGAGTGTCGCCAGAATAAGCGGTAGTGTCGAAGATGAAATATGGGTATCCGTCCAAAGACAGTTCAGTGGAGTAAACAGTGGTAATCCGGTTAGATATATAGAACGGTTTGCTACTCGTTTCACAGACCAGTTGGATGAGGCGGTTCATGTAGATTCTTTTGTGCAGGATATAAGCGACGCGGGTTCGCAGAATATAATTTTAGCAAGTGATACCGTAAGATGTGGTGCGGGTAATTGTAATTCAAGTTTGTGCGGCGGCACTATAGCGTAAGGAGAATATCATGGCGGTATGGCCAGCAGATGGAGTAGAAGATTGGAATACGTTAATGATCGCATGGCTCAATGTAGACCATGACTCAGACACAGGCTTGCATAAAACTGTTGCAAATGGTGTGCTCTGGGATATCGATGGCACAGATACGCGAGTGTTTACTAAGTATCTTACCGGGACGCTTGACTCTCTCGACGGCGAGCGTGCTCAGGGCCATGCTCATGGATTGGTTTACACCAATATCCTATCAGTGACCGTTGCGGTGGAGGAACAAGGGCAGTCTCGTTTCCGCTTTATGGACTTGAAAACAGGCACTATCCCATCGAGCACTACACTGGGTATTGAGATGTACTACAACGCAAGTAACATTATCTTTGCAGGCGTGGGTACTGGGTTTGAAGATGGCGATTATGTGATTAAGATAGAGTATACGGAGTAACAATGATTAAAATAGGATTAGCTTCTGGTACAGTTCTTGTTTCCATGACTAAACAGGAATTCAAAACACTCACCAAGAAGAACGAAGACGACGTACCGGATGGTAGTGTGTTGGATTCGGATTGGTTGAGTGATCTGATAGATACCGTCAAGGACAATGATTCGCTGTTGAAGAAAATCAAGAAAGATTGCGAATCCCTTGCGACTAATATTGGGAACATAACGTAATGGCAGATTTGATTGTGTATCTTCCTAATCATGGTTACTCCAATAGTGATCCTTTGTTCGTATCGTGGTTGGATGTAATAAGATATGTTTCAGACAAAACCGCTAATTCCTTTAAGCTTACAAGCTTTGCCGGCGCAGGACGTACTCAGCAATTTCAAACTTCCATTACAGATGGTTATGTCCGCGAAGATGACGGTGATGCTGCATCGGCTACAATTTCAGGACTCGATCATCTTGAGGGTGAATTGGTGTATGTAGTTTCCAGTGGTGTATTCATTGGCGCATTTACAGTATCGGGCGGAGATATAACCGTACCAAATACAGTAACAACTTATCAGGTTGGGTTACTTTACACAGCCAAGATAAGGACTATGCGATTAGAGATACCTACTGCACCTACCAATCAATCCAGAATCAAACGTATAAATGAAACCGTCTTGAGGGCAATGAGGTCGAAAAATGTTAAGGCCGGACAGGAATACAAGGGTAGAGAGTATTTGACTGAAATGCAATTTGAGTATTCTAATAGCTCGGAAGATAGAACTATACCAACAGAAGGCGGTTTTACCGAAGATGCTTATACGGTAATCAAATCTGACACACCTTTCCCTGTCACGGCATTGGCAACTATCGTGACGTTTGAGATAGAGGAAAGAAGATGAGGTTAAGAGATTTCAAACCGGAAGATTTGGTTACTATAAAAGCAATAGAGCCTTTTGCGGAGAATCCTCAAGGATGGGAAGAAGTCATTGAGAATTCTATCGCAATTACAGCAGAAGTGAATGGTGAACCTATAGCCTGTGGCGGTGTGGTGGTAGGCAAAGAAGCTGTATTCTGGGCGCGTTCCAGTGGTAAATGCAAGACGAAAATATACCGTGGCTTGAAAGAAGGATTAAGGATATTAACCGAATCTCTGGGTGATATGGTGTATTCGGCTATAATTGCAGACGAATTTGAAATGGGAGACAGGCTGGCGAGAAGGTTGGGATTCAGGAAGACAGATATGGTAATTGAATATCACAATCATACATATCACAGGTACAGATTATGGCTTTAACAACGATATTATTGATAGCTGGTGGTGCTGCATTAGCGGCAGGCGCGATAGAGCAGGGCCAGGCAGCCAAGCGCGAGGGGAAAGCGTCTAAGAAACTCGCCGAATTCAATGCCCGCCAGTTGGAGAGAGAGGCCAAATCTACACAGGAAGCAGCGGGTTTTGAAGCAGAACGTATCGCAAAGGCAGAAAAGATTAGTCTCGGTGCCCTGATAGCAAGAGGCGGAAAGTCCGGTGTGACGTTAGAGGGCAGTCCTATCGCTGTGCTTGCCGACACAGCCGCCACATTCGCCATAGACAGGGCTTTGACGTTAAGGGCGGGATTGTTAGGGCAGAAGACTTTAGGGACTCAGGCGGGCATACAGAGGCGTCAGGGACAAATAGCAAAAGCGAAGGGTAAGGCAATAAAAAGGGCTTCTCTGTTGCAAGCTGGCGGGACACTCGCAACAACTTTTGGGGCGGCTGGTTTGTCGGCTGGCGGTCCGGGTATTTCATCGTCACCTGCCCCCGGTCCATCTGCCGGATTCGGCGGAACACCAACACATACAGGCGGATTTTTAGCGTAGGATGTAATATGCCAAGAATATCACAAGCTGGAATACCAATAGAGCAAGCGGCAATAACTCCGATTGGGGTTGATCTGGGTCCGGCGGGGGCAGGGTTGCAGGCAGTTGGTGCCTCTGCTATAAGGTTAGGTAAGCATTTCAAAGAAGAAGAACGCGTCAATGCGATACTGGCACAGAAACATGCCGCCGTTACAGATGCAATAGGAACAATGAGGGCGGATAGCCAACGGAGGCAGGGTGTAACAGATATAGATATATTCAAACAGGAACACCCCGATCCGGCTGAATGGGACGAAGGGGTTAAGGAGATTTCCAAGGGTTTGTATGCCGATCTTAAAAAGTTAGAAATGTCGGACGAAGCACGTCTGTCTGCGACGGCAGAAATAGATATATGGGCAGAGGAACAGGAAAAGGTTGTACGCAACGCCGCCATTGCCAGAAGTGCAGAAGATGCTACGGAGGCTGCAAAGGCCCATTATATAGAGACAATGGCGGGCGGTGACGAAGAAGATATCGCCAAGGCAAGAGAGCTTTTGTTTATGATCCTTGACAATACCGTTGATGATGCCGAGCGTGACAATTTAATTAAGGAATTGACAGAGTTCGGCCATGAGAAACGGGTTGAACGGATAACAGATAATATTAAACCTACCTTGATTGAAGCAGTGGAGGGGGGCGATAAGTTCGACGGTATCAAAGCATTGGATACGATAAGTCAGCAGCTTGTCGATGAAGGATTCTGGACCGAAGTTGATGCAGCAGAACAGAATAAGATACTCGGTGACTGGCTTGATAATTATGTGGCTGGCAGGAAACGGCAAAAAGAAGATGCCGTGAAGCTTACTACTCGCGAAACGTATATGGAGATGAACGAATTGATTGTCGGTGGCGGTCTATCTTACGATAATATCGAGGATAGTGACTTGCTCAAGGCCGACAAAGTGAAATGGCAGAAATACATAAAAGGTTCATACACAAAAGACCCGTCAGAGAACACGCCTGATGGTCACACTCAGTCATTCGATGCAATGTTTGATGCGGCTACATTACAATTGTCGCCAACCGAAGCCTACGATGTTCTGTTGACAGAGCGATTTATCAATAAGACTATTACCAATGCACAGTTTGAATGGGCTGTGGGCAAGATAGAAAAGCCGTATCCGAAAAACATATTAGAGGATTTGGACGCGACTGTTTTATCTAACCTGAAAGATTTCAATAGAACTTTCAAACGGGATAGAGAGCGCAATAAGGAAACCAATGAAGCCTTGATTGCGTGGGTTGACGAATTGATTGCAAAGGACCAGGTGCCCGCCTTTGACTTTAAGAAGAAAATGTTTGCCATGTCGTCACAATTCAGAGTTGGCGATGTGCGATGGTACGATGTCGGGGATGTTGTCGAACGTAACAATGTGGAATGGGAAGTGGTAGGGTTTGACGGTGATGGTGAGCCTATAGTAGAGGAGGTCAGGTAGTGCCTCGACTCAAAGATATACCAGTCGGGAAATTAACCCCCGAAGAAGAGGAGGCTGTAGCCAACGACACATTTGACTACGCCGACAGGGAGAGAGTGTCTTTGCGGGAAGCGTCCCGTAAAATAATGGAGGACCAAAGGGACAAGAACAGGCGTGCCAGTCTTGCTGAGGTACAAAAAGCGTTTGGTACGGGTTCCGGTGCCGATACACGACCTATCAGCCCATATCCTTACGACATAACAGAAGGGTATGGCGATTTTACTTTCAGGGAAAAATCTGCTCAGATAGGTAAAGCCGTCCATAGAGGATTGGGTGCTATCGTAAAAATTCCCGGCGTAGGTCTGAAACTACTCGGCGAACTGGAACCTACGAGGCATGAAATTGCGCACCCGACTAAGGGTGATATTATTAAACGTGAAGCCTTCAACCACTTCATGGGATTGGCTCCCGGTTCACGTTCGGCAAGCTATTTCGATACCACAATAGGCAGGGCTGAACGCAAGACTATGGACGGACTCAGGCGGGCGGGAAATTGGTATATTGCAAAAATAAACGGTTTGATAATGCCGGAATCCGCTGAATCGCGGGCGCAAAGGAACAGGCCATTCATGGAAGCACCTTTCTACAGAACGGCCACGGCGGTTGGTGAATCTGCTCCATCTTACGCAGTAGCAATCGCGGCAACGGTTTCGACAGGGAATCCGAATATTGGCCTGTGGGTTCTGGGTACTACCACCGCTGCTGCGTCTTATGACAATCTAAGATCGATGGGTGTTGACCCGGACCTTGCATTGATTGGGGCGGCTGTTGAAGGCTCTATTGAGATGCTAACTGAGAAAATCCCGATGGATATGTTAATGACGGCCAGTGCCCGACCGTTGTTATTGAGAGCATTGAAGATTGGGACAGCCGAATCATTTCAGGAACTATTCGCACAATTAGGCCAGAATTACGTTAATGCAGTCATAAGGGACGTAGACCCTGATAACTTAGAGTCTATCACGAAAGCCGCCCATCAGGAATGGTCTATTATCGCAGAGGGTTGGCAGGATGCAATGGCTGCTGGTTTTGTGATGGGTGGTGGAGCGGGGGCGGTTGTATCCGGTCCCAATATGGGTAGAACGCCCGTTCAAATGCAACAGCAATACGGATTCACACCCCGCAATATGAACGAGTTTATCGCCTTGACAGAAACGATCAGAGATCAGGTCAGGCAGGTAGAACCGTTTGAAGGTGTACTCGAACAGGCACAGGCGGCGGGGGCGGGTGTTTCCGTTACGGAGAGGTTGGCCCAATTACAAGCCGACGCAGACGCTACTAAAGACGCCCGTGTTCAGGCTATGGTTGAGGGTGGATTGTCTGCGGAAAAGGCCACAGAAGTCTTTGATACAATGCGGGAGATTGAGAATCAGCAGGTAATGACTCAGGAAGTGCCGGCAGAGGCCCCTGCTGTTGCGCCAGTGGCCGAACCCACCCCGAAGGGTGCTGTGATACCAGAGCCTCCTGCGGCGGCTGAGAAGGCGGTAATACCGGAACCGCCCGAACGGTCGAAGCAGATACCGATGCCCGGAACAAACGCACTCATACCCGCACCGGAGATAGGTGAAGGTGAAGAAAAGGTAAGAGGGACAACCTTGAGTGTCATGGAGAAGGCTATTGAAAAAGAACTCCTGAAAGAGAATGAAACTCTCTACGATGATTTGCCTACCTATCAGGCCATGAATATGAAAGAGCAGGCAGAGAAATCCCTTGCTCTTATCGAACAGGATGTGGAAAAGGCTAAAAGAATAGCTTTCTACCGGGAACAGGCCCCGCCCGGCTTGTATCCTGAGAATGTATTCTCAGCGTTACGGGTATATGCTACGCTGACGGGCAATGTAGATATGCTAATGGACCTTGCTCTGAACGAAGAAACTGTTCGTGAACATACTATTCTGGGTAAGAGAATAAAATCTCTCGACACCGACCAGGACCACGCCGACCCCGTAACTGCAATCAGAGAAGTAGTCACCGCCCGCAAAAACAACATGCTGCGCAAGGGCCAGGATATGATAGCCCTTGAAGCCAAATTAGGTGAATTACAGGCAGAGCTTGATACTGCCAAGAGGACGCTCGATACCCATATAAAGAAAACAAAGCGGGAGTACGGGTCGAAGAATACCATTGTGAGTCGTGCGGAATACGATAGTATCCTTGCCCGCCGCAAAGCAGAAGCGGCGAAGATGAAGCACGACCCCCGACTCGGTGCCGCGTTTATTCCTACTGCCACGGATTTCGCTGATATAGCCAAGATAGGAATGTTCCATCTTGAAGCTATGGGCAGGGACTTTGCCAAGTGGTCGTATCAGATGACAAAGGATTTCGGAGATTGGATAACTCCTCACCTGCAAGACGAATACGATAAGGCAATCAAGCAGGCGGAGACTCAGGGCCTTACGGTGAAAGAAGCGAAACGTCTGACTACCAAAAAGAAACGCCTTGTCACGACTACGAAGAAAATCGAAGGCAAGATAGCCGAACAGGACTTCGCTAAGATACCGAGAATCCCGATAGAACTTGACGAAGAGGGCCAAAGGTTACAGAACGCTTATGATGTAGCCAGAGAGAAAATGAAGGCCGCTCAAGCTGTTGCTAATATCATTACGGAAAGAGAAGTGCAAATCATTGCACAGTTGGCAAAAGATGTTGCTGAACGAAAAACCATCATGCAGGAATCGCCACGACGGGACAACTCGATAGGTGAAGGTGCAACGGTAACTGAACTGAAATATGGCATTGCGATGTCGCTGTTTCTGGAATATGTTAATGAATTGAAATCCATAGCCAATAAGAAAACAGCACGGGAAACGGTGCGAAAATATCTAAGTAACCCCGTTGACTTCATAAGCGATTTCGCGGGCACATTGAAGGCGGCAAAAGCATCTCTTGATAATAGTTTTCATTTGCGACAAGGGCTGCCAACATTCTTGAAAGGTATTACCGGCCATATTCCGTCTGCTAAGATTTGGTGGGATACGTTTATAAAGTCATGGAAGACCATGTGGGGTACATTGCGGAAGCGGCCTGCCATGAGGGGGTTATTTGCTGAGATGGTATCCGACCCAGACTACCCTCTGTTAAAGCAAGCCAGAATCGCTTTGAATGTGATCGAAGAGGAAATCCCCGTAGATATTCCGAGCAAGATACCTGTTCTGGGGATATTGTTCAGGATGGGCGAAAATGCTTTTGTTGGATCGTCCCGATATATGAGATACCAGTTAGCCAAGCAGTATCTTAGTGTCTGGCGAAAAAGTGGTATAGAACTCAGCAAAAGAGAATTGCGGAGCATAGGTGCCTTAGCTAATTCACAAACCGGAAGGGGTGAAACAGCCGCCAAAAGTCAAACGCCAGGACTCCTTAATAATTTATTCTGGTCCCCACGGAACCTGCGGGCCTATATTGACATACTCACGCTGCATTTATTCAACAGGGATTTCACAGCCTTTGCCCGTAGACAGGCCGCTATAAATCTGTTACGGTACATATCCGGTGCGGCTATGATATTGGCCCTTGCGAAGTGGATAGACGACGATAGTGTG